TCCGGATTTTCGGCCGCCCAATCGGCGGCCAGTTGGTTGTGATCCATAGAGAGTCTCGGGAGAGATGGCAGTGATGCGGAAACCCGGGAGGCGGTTGCCGCGCGATCGTTGATTTCAGTGATTACATCGTTCAGGGTAGCGATGCCGTCCACAAGGCCCGCGTCGATGGCCTGCTGGCCAATAAACACCCGACCATCAGCCATCTCGGCTATTACCTTGTCCGCCGAAACACCACGCTGCGCGGCAACATCGCCGACAAACAGGGAGTAGAGATAGTCCACTTGATCCTGAATTGATTGCCGTCCAGATTCGGTAAGCGGTCCGTATTGGCTGGCAATCCGCTTGTAGCGGCCAGCTACGATCTCGGTTGTCTTGATGCCTAGGGCCTGCTCGCGCTGGCTCACGTCCACATGGGACGCCACCACACCGATGCTCCCCACTTGGTCAACACCGGAGCTGACATAGACCTGATCAGCGGCGGAACCCACCCAGTAAGCAGCGCTTGCCATGGTGCCGTCGCTGTAGGTGGCGATCGGCTTTACGCCGCGAGCAGCCATCACCGCCGAGGCGGCTGCCATTGTGCCGCCCACGGCGCCGCCGGGGGAGTCCACCAGCAGCACAATTGATTGCACCGCCGGATCATTCATCGCGGCCTTCACGTCACGGGCGAACAGCTCGGTGGAGGTGCCGCCGCTCACCTGGCTCATCAGGTTCATGCGGGGCGCCATCACGCCACGCAGCGGGATCAGGGCGGCGCCATCCTGCACCTGGTAGCCCTGCGGCTGGTTCTGCAGCTGCCGGCCGATGCGGGCCTCAACGGCATCAATGTCGATCGATTCGCCCCGCAGGTGGGCGGCATAGATCGACTGGATTTCCATCAGGCGATCAGGAGCAATCGCCCACGGTTGATAAAGAACGTCAAGGATGTTCATAGCATCAATCTAGGAATGGCTCTGGGTCAGCCAATCCAAGTGGGTTGGCAGGATCTGGCACGGCGGCAGATGGCAACCCGGGCGACCCCGGCTGCATAGTGATCGGAGCTTCGAGGCCGTCTTGAACTCGATCGTTTCGCACCCGCACCGAAGTGCGGTGCTTTGTTTCCCAATCGCCGCCGTCGTAAGCGAGGATCTCCTCGGGCAGGGTGGTCTGACCCATGTCAATCCGGAGCTTTGCTGCGGTGGCTTCCTTGGTCGGATCCAGGGCGCCAGGACCGTCACCGCTCCAGAACGATCCCAGCCAAGCAGCGCGGATCATTGGATCCGCCAGGAAGCCCGGGGCAGACAGGTGGCCCATGGCCACGCCATCGGCGATGATTTCCTCGTAGATCGGCTGGCAGAACCGCGAAGCCTTGCGGAACCGCCTCACCTTGTAGGTGCGCCAGGCGTCCAACAGCGCCGCACGGCTAGCGGAGTAGCTGGCATTAAAGGCCTTTAGCAGCACATCGCGGGGCAGGCCCAGGCCCATGGCGATTTCGTTGTTTACCGCCAAGAAGAACTGCTCGAATGCGGGGTTTGGCCGGCCTGGCGTGGGGCTGGTGATTGATTCGCCGGGCAGGGTGCTGATCACCCGCCCGGATTCGATAGTGCCGTCCCATCGCTTGGCGTTGTCGATGTAGGCGCCTTGGGCGTCAGCGTCGAAGAGATCGCTGAAGGCATCAGGATCCATCGTGGCAAACACGGCATTAGCCGCTGCGTTCACGGCGGCATCCACTTCGGCATCGCTGTAGCGGTCAAGCTGCTTCACCTTGGCGATGATCGGCGCCAGCCAGGGGACGCCCCGGGTCTGGTCCGGGCGTTCCATGTGCATGAGGTGCAGAGCATTGCGGCGCCCGGTCTTTCCGTAGAAAGGCACCTCCTTCCACTGGGTCCGCGCAGAGCCAACCACCCGGCCGGGGTGGCGATCGGCGACCCAGATGCTGTAGGGGATGCCGGCCTTCCTGACGATCCCCTGTGTCATCTCGTCGGTATCCATGGCGCGATCCCTGTTGCAAACCCGATCGGCCTCAACGATCTGCACCGCCAGCTGATAAGGCCAGTTTGGCGCCTTGGACTTCACCAGCAGCGCAAAGGCGTCGCCGGATTCCAGCTCGCTGCGCTCTGCCAGATCCTGCAGCTCATAAAAGCTCTGACGCTGGCTGACATCAGCAAACTGCGAGGCGGCCCAGGTGTTGAAGTAGCGCTCGAACTCCTTCTGCTTGGCGCTGGCTTCGTCGTCGCTCAGCCCCAGCAGCTCCGCATCGATCCGGCTTTGCACCGATAGGCCGGTGCCCACCACGTAGGTGACCATCGTGCCGACCGCACCCCGGGCAATCGGGGCGTTGCGGGCCAGGTCACGCGACCGCCCGCGCATCTCGCGCAGGTCGTAGGTGATGTCACCATCGGCGTCACGCACGCCGGGGGACCAGTTGGAGAAGCGCTGGCTGTAGGCCCCGCCGACATAGCCGCCGGATCGGGCCAGGGCGGCGCGAGCTTGGTCGCGCTCCAGGGCCCACCGGGGGGAAATCCTGGTGATCAGGCGATCAAGCAGGGGAGGCTTGTTGACCATCAGAAATTCGGGGCGGGGACGACGTATCGACCGCGCCGCTGCCTGGCGGTCAGGTCCTGCACCCGCTGATTCCAGAGCGTGATGCCAGCCTGCACCGAAGCCAGATCGGCCCGCCTAAGGCGCCGTCCGTTAATCGCGTATTCCTGGCCGCTGAGAATTGCAGTCTCAGCGGCCAAGTAGGCGTCAAGCTGAGCTTGCGCCAGGGTGAGGGTAATGCCTGCCATGGGCTCAGGCTAGCCGGCCTGAGTCAGCGGCTCCAGCCTTTTAGCGACAGCGGTCCGCTGGTTTCGGGCTTGGTGCTCCCCAGCTGCGCCTCAAGCTGATCCCACATCGTCGCGCGGTTGTAGCGGCGGGCCAGGAGCTGCAGGGCGGCATAGCTGTAGACCGTGCAATCCCCGAACTCGTCGCGGTCCTTGCTGGCCTTCACCCAGTCCCGCACCGGCTGGCCCTTGACGTAGCGGGTCTGCAGTTTCCAGGGAGTGAGCTGCTGCAAGAACTGATCGGTCGCCGCTTCGCCGATGTGGAAGTAGCCCGGGCCCGGGTTGGCATGGCGCAGCCTGGCGTAGAGCGTGGCCTTGATCGTGTCGGTGCCGACCTGGTAGAGCATGGCGCCGCCCTTGATCGTGGCTTGGTTGCGGCGGTTGATGTACACCGGCGTGCCTTTCCCGATCGGGGATTTGCCGCGCACGCTGGCGCCCTTGATTGACACCACGCCCTGAGACTTCCTGGCCCTGCAATAGGCGTAGACCTCATGGGCCATGTGGCCTGAGTCGATCGCCAGCTGGGCCAGCTTCATTTCGCCACCGCCCTCGCGCGCCCACCTGGTCTCCAGCACCGCATCGAGCTGCTCCCACAGCTCAGGCTGTGACGGGTCGCCCCAGATCTCCTGCGCATAGATGTGCCAGGCCTCTTCGCCGCGGCCCCATGCCCAAATCGCCACGGCAATCCGATCGTCTTGCACGTCCACGCCGCCGGTAAGCACCAGGCCGCCGGCCGGCACCTGGCCCATGGGGTAGTCCTCGCGCCGTGCTGCCAGCCCTTCGGCATTGACCTGACCGCTGAACTCTTCCTCCCAGGTTTCGCCAAGGATCGTGTTCACGAACGTCTGCAGCTGCTCGGGGTCACCCTTCACCTCGATGAACTCGCGCGCCAGCTTTCCCCATTCAGCGTTGGGGCTGAAGCTGTAGGCGGCCCAGATGTGAAAGCCGACCAGGCCCGGCTCAGCCGCCACCGCCGTGGCGCGCCATTCACCGGCTTCCACCATCGCCCGCTTGCTGCTGTGGGGGATCAGCTCGCCGCAGTTCTCGCACTCGTAAGCGGCCTGCTCTGGCTTGTTTTCAGGCCATTTCATCTGCGGCCAGCGGAGCACCTGCATGGCCTGGCAGAACGGGCACGGCACATAGAACCGCCGTTGATCTGACTTCAGGAACCATGCCTCAGTGCGGTCGAAACCTTTGGTGATTGGGGTGGAGCCGATGCCGATCTTCCGATTCCAGAAGTAATCCGAGCGGTTGCGGCCCAGCTTGATTGGGTCACCTTCAGGGATCGCCCGGTAAGCGCTGGCCTCATCAAACAGCACCACCCGCCTGGACTTTCGCCGGAATGCTCGGCCGCTGTTGGCGCCCACGATGTCGATCACGCCGCCGTTGGTGAGCTGCTTCAGCAGGATCGTGTTGCCGGCGGTGTTGCGCGCCTTGGATTCCGACACCAGGCCGCGCAGCACCGGCGTGTCCTGGAACATTGGCGCGATCTGCTCTTTGCTGTAGCCCTCGGCGTCCTCCACCACGGGCTGGACCACCATCACCGGGCACGGATCCTGGTGGCTGAAGTAGCCGATCACATGCCCCAGGATCATGGTCCAGCCCACCCGAGCGGACTTGAGGCACACCACCGTCTCCACTTCTGGATCGGTGAAAGCGTCCATGATTCCGCGCTGGTACGGCAGCGTCTTCCATCGGCCTTTCTCCGCCGCGTCGCCGGTCAGCACGCCGTAGGTGTCGGCCCATTTGCTCAGGCTCAGCCGTGGCGGCGGGCGCCAGTGGCTCAGGATCTGCCGCGCAAGCTCGCTCATGGCTCCACCTCCCAGCTGGCCAGCTCATCGAGGGCCTCGCGGATTAGCGTCGTGAGGATCTCCACCTCTTCCAGGCTCAGGTGCGGAATGCGCTGCTTGGCGGTGCTGGGCACGCCAAGCAGCCTGGTCTTGCTGATGGCGATCGCCGCGGCCTGGGCCCGTTCAACTTCCTCGCGCTCCAGCAGCTGGCCCTCTTTCTGCCGGCGCTCCAGTTCCAGCAGGTTGGCTTTCTCAAACTCGGTGCGGGCCCGGCTTTCGCCGTATTCAGGCAGCTGCTCCGGTGGCTTTGGTGGTGGTTTGGGTGCGGTGGGGGCTGAGCGCACGGCAGCTGGTCGCTCACGCTTCGCCGTTGGCTGCTGCGCTTCGGCCTGGTGCGGCGCCACCCGGGCCAGATACTCTCGCACCAACAAGTCGCCATCCACCCGCAGCGGCTTGGCTTGCAGAATGCATGGGCTCCCCCGAAGCGCGCCACGGTCGCAGAGCTTGTCCAGGTTCTGCCGAGTGCAGCGGCGGCCGGTCTGAGCCTCAATCAGCTCCGCACCCTTGGCGGCGTTCAACGGATTGGCCATTGCAACCAGCCTAGGCAGTGAGTTGCAACCAGGTTGCACTCAGGAGCCTGAGCCGCTCAGGCCAATGCCAGGGCCAGTTGCTGGCCCTCAGGTGGGCGTGTTGCACGGCGGATGCGCTGCAGCCTCAGCTCATCAAAGAACGGCTGCGCTCGGTACCACTGCTCCATGTCGTGACTGCGCTTGCTGGTGTTGCACCTGGAGCAGGCCGGCACGATGTTCCCGATGTCATGGGCGCCCCCACTGCTGATCGGCTCCACGTGCTCAATCTCCATGTCGCCGCCCTTGCCGCAATAGGCGCAGCAATTGCCGAACTTGTTGAACCGCTGACGGATCGCCGGCACCGGGATCTGCACCGGCGTCTGGCCGCGATCTTGCATCTTGCGGCGCTTCGCTTTCTCTCGGTGATACAAGCGCAGGTCCGGCTTCGTCTGATACTCCAGCCACCAGCTCACCCGGGCCCAGCGGCGCTCGTGCTCAGCCTTGGCCGCTGGATGCTCGGCCCAGTACCGGCGCTGCTCGGCCATCACCAAGGCCGCCACTGATGGCAGACGGCCGGCGGTGCGTATGGCGCGGGCAAGGCGGGCTGGATGCCCTTGCCGCCCAGTTGGCACGGTGCCGCGAGATGTCAACCCGGCATCGCGCAGCCGCTGCCTTGCTGCCGCTTTGTATTGTTGAACTTTGCCGCTCATAACTCGTTTCAAATGTATTTCTCTTCTTCTGCGCATTTCACCTTCTGAGTCTTCTGCCATGCGACGCGCGGCCCGCGCCTTGGCAGCTGCAGACCGACGAGCGCGGTATTCAGGGTCTTCCGCCTTCTTCCTTTCTGATTCCAAATGGCGCAACCGCTCGCACTGAGCGCAACGGCCCCGGACCCGCAGCGAAGCGTCAAGCCCTTCCCACGAATGACCAGCAGGGCAAAGCTTTCCAAGAGTGCGGCCTGGCGGCCAGCCCATGGCCTCGTAATCCAAAAAAGACAGAAGCCAATTTGATTTCTTTCTGCCTGAGCAGCCCATGCAATTGGAAGCAATTGCTCCAATCCTTCTAAGGCTTTGATTTGTCCCTGGCCAAGCGTGACCGTGCTTGCAAAGCCTTCCAAGGCGAAAGCAAGCGCTATCGAATGTGTAGCGTAGTTCCATCGGCCTGTGGTCGCAGGTTGGTCACGGGTCGGGAGTCCTACCTCGCCGGCCCACAATCAGGCTAGGAACCCTGAGCCGCAACCTTATTGAGAACGGTTCTCAGGTGTTTCTTTGCGGCCATGGGACCTGTACTTAGGGGGCGGGGAGGAGGGACCCGCTCAAAATCCCCGCGCCGCTGAGTCCAGCACTCGCTGGAAGCCCTTGATGAACTGCTCATTGATGCGAGCCTCCACATCCATGCGCAGTTGCGGGCCGATTGACGAGCGGCCCAGAAAGATCGAGCCAATCGATGGTCCGTGCATGGCCAGCAACTGACCAGCAGGGCCGCGCCGCATGACCAGCTGATTGCCACTCGCGCCCGTAGCCAGGAATGCGCCGGGGTAGGCGCGGCGGCCCTGCCCCTTGACCACCAGGGCGGTCAATGGCTTCCCCTGTGGCTTGGCCTTGCCCCAACCCATGCCACGGCCCAGGCCGGGCTGGTGTCCACGTTTGCCGGGCTTGGGATTGAATGCGGCAAGGGTCGGCGGCCTCCTGCTGAATCGCACCGTGGCCGACAATCCGCCCGGGTCAATCTTGGCGCTGAGGACGTCTTGCTTGATCCTGGCGGCCTTGAGGTTGTAGGCCGCACCAATGCCCTTGGCCACCGCAGGGGATACGGCCTTGAGGGCATAGCCGATCCCACCACGTTGCGCCTTGAGAAATGTTTCAGGCGCCAGGAATGCCTGCATGCGCTGCAGCTGATCAAGGCCAGTGACTTGGAACGAAACCGACGCCATCACTTCACCTCCCTGACCATCACCACAGTCTGCTCAGGGTGCAGCCGCCGCCAGAGCCACCCAGCCGCCCAGGCCGACCGGGCCGTGATGCGATGGTCGCGGGTGCGGCAGGGGTCAACCCGCACGGTGACCCAGAAGGACTTCAACGGTTCAGGCATCGGATGTAACGGGCCCACTGCTCGACGGTCAGCACGACCCGCCAGGTGCCGCCCCTGAACCTGACCAGCGTGGCGGCGTGATCGGCCTGGGCGTTGATGCGCTGCTGCTCGGCTTCCTTCGGCTTCACCCTGGCCGCTGCGGCTGTGTCGGCCCAGCTGGCCACCTGAACCACATGCCCGGGCACGCCGTCCAGGTCGCCGGTGTCATCGATGCGGCCAGCGCCCAGCTTGCGCCGCACCGGCATGCCCAAGGCTTGGGTGAGATGGGCGGCGGCTTCAAGCTCCGCCCGGTCGCCCTTGGCCTTCTGGGGGTTGCTCACGCCTCCCCACCCCACCTGGTCCGCGTGAAACCCGCCACGCTGTCCCGCCTGAGGAGCACATGGGCCCCGCCAGAGACGGGACGCAAGCAGGCATGGGTTGGCATGCGGCGCAGGGGATGGACGACGTACAGCGCGCCATCCACGCCGCGCCAGAAGTCGCCACGGCGGAACCGATCGGCGGCGGGGATGGCGGCGGCGGTAAAGGCGGTCACGGCTCCACCTCCAGCGAACGGCCCAACGTGGCCAGGCTGATCGCGTTCAGCCCGGCTTTGCCCAGCATCTCCTGCTGAGCCTCCAGCAGGACCCTCAGGCGGCCCCGCTCATCCCGGCGGCCCTGCTCATAGGCAGCAGCGATGGCAGGGGCTCCAGAGGCCGCCAAAATGGCCTCAGCGGTCTCTCGTTGCTGGGCTTCGGCTTCGGCCGCTGCGGTCTTGATGAGCTCTTGCAAGCGGGTCAAGGTGGCGGGGGTCATGCCTTGCCCTCCGCACCCTGGCAAAGGAACTTGCAAGCGTCCTGCAGGGTCAGGGGCCGGCTTGCCAGCTCCTCAACCACGATCAGTTCAGCCGCGAGGTTGAGGATGACGGTCTGAACCATGTCCCGCAACCAGGTGGCGGAACTGTCCGCCTCCATGATCGCTTCGGTGGCTGCCGACACCGAGCGGTCTAGCAGGGTGTCTTGGGTGGTTTCGGTCATGACCTCGGAGGCTTGATGGTCCAAAACGATTCACCCAGGGTCGCCACTGCTGAACCGTCGGCTTCGCTGGCTTTTTTAGCTGCTTTGGCCTGGGCTTCTATGGCCTTGACGCCAGCGGGGTAGGTCCAGGACTTCCGGCCGGCTGACCAGGAGAATTGCCAGTCCTGATGGGTGAATCAGCCCTGGTCCACCTCGCCGGCCTGGGCCAGCTCGTCAAGGCGATCCAGCAAGGCTTCATCGGTGGCCTTCAATTTCGCCAAGGCCTCGCGGACGCTGATCAGGTGATCCAGCAGCTGATCGGCATCCATGGCGGCTAGGTCGGCCTCGACAGTCTGAGTCAGGTGGTCAACCATGGCTGATCACCACGGCGAAGAAGGCAGCGAAAAAGAAGAACAGGGCCAGATCGCCGAGGCGCTGGCTGCGGGGGGTGGGTGCGTGCATGAACAGGGATCGTGAGTGGTGGGCCGGGATGGGCTCCCGGCGGGCCGTACGCGCTTGGGTCGGAACTCCGACCCTGTGACCTTAGATCCTGGCTAAG